CCGCCCAACCATTACGCAGCACACCACCGCCGGCACACAAACCGAGGGTTCGGCCGTATCGTCGCAAAAAATGACAATTGCTAGCAACACCGTTACACGCTCGACGGTGGCCGGTGGCGTGTTTATCTCGCAACAGGATTTGGATTTCACGGATCCCGCAGCGTTGGAAAGTATTTTGCGCGACCTATCCGGGCAATACATGATTAAGACAGACGACATTGCCGCCGACGCATTAGTAGCCGCCGCTAGCGCGTCGGGTTCCACGTGGACAGTAACCGCCAACGATCCAACAAGCCTTATTAGCGGTTTGTATGAAGCCGCAAAAGATATCCAAGCGGCTACCAATTTTACGCCAACACACTTATTTGCTAGCCCCGACGTTTGGCAAAAATTGGGCGCACAATTGGACGGCGATAAACGGCCCGTGTTTGGTTACACGTCTGGCGCGTCACTTATTGGCACAAACACAATTGGATCCGCCCGCGAATTGTCATACCTTGGCACCAACGTGATGGGTTTGCAATTGGTTGTGGATAACAATTTTGCCGCCGGAACATTGTTAGTAGTTCGCGCCGAAGGGTTCGAGTGCTACGAAAACGTGCGCGGAATTATGTCGGTTGAGGATCCAGAATTGTTGGGCCGCAACTTCACGTACTACGGCTATTTCGCTACGTTCGCAACAGACGCGGACATGATTAAATACATTGTCGTTGCCTAACGGTTTTAAGGGGTAGCCGGTGGCTACGTACACAATCGTAAGTAAACAGATAAACGCTAACTATGGCGTAGTGCAGACCCTTACCGCCAACGAAATAGTAACCGGGCAATCGTTTACCATTAGCGGCCTAAGCGGTTTTAACGGCACCTACACCGCGGTGGCGTGCCCGCAATATCTGTTTATAGGCACCGACACGGCCGGCGATTTACTATTTGATAGCGCCGTGTTACTGCCCAACCAAGTGCTATTCGCATTGACGGCAGATGACATAGACCGCACCGCCGCAGCCGGAACGATTACGTACACGATTACCCCGACATGGATTAGTAAAGCCGACGTAGAAGATTGGTTGGGTTTTACGGTTACTGTGCCGTCGAGTGATGACGATTTGCTAACTATTTGTGTAGCGGCCGCTAACGCTTACGCATACCGCAAGCGTGCCGAAGCCGGCTATTTTGATAGTTCGCCAAGCACCGTGCCAAGCCAAGACGTACGCTTGGGCACGATTATGTATGCCGGGGCGTTGTATCGCGAGCGAGGCAGCATAGACCAATTTGCTAGTTTTGATCCGCTAGCCACGGGCACCGTAACGGGTGGCAGCATGGGCCAGATTATGCGCCTACTAGGCGTTAACCGCCCGGCGGTTGCCTAATGGCGGCCACCGTAAACGCGTTTAATTTGGGTTACGACAACGTAGTGGACAAACTACAAACCATTACCGGGTTACGCGTGTTTGATGATCCGCGCAACCTAAACCCGCCGTGCGCGTTTGTCGAGGCCCCGTTTATTCGCATGAACAGCAACCTTGTGTTTGATATGACGTTTACGGTAAAAATTATTGGTACAGGCCCCGGCGATTACAAATGCTTACAAAAACTATTGGAACTAGCCGACCTAGTGCGCCAAGCCCAAATAGGGTTAACCGACGTTCGCCCGGTAGTAACGACAATTGGCACCCAAGATTATGCAAGTTACGAACTAACAATCGGTGCTAAAATCGGGCCATGAACAAATACCGCGTAGTAAGCGCATTTGCCGACAAACAAGTAGGCGATTTAGTAGGCGGTGACGATCTAGCACTAACCGATTTTTATTACTTGCTACACGCCGGGGTAATCGTGCCGCAAGATGACGTGCAACCAACCCCAAAACGTGCTAAAAAAGAACCAACAGAAAAGGACTAAACCATGGCAATGCCCCAAACCGTTTATTACAGCGCACCCGAAGTTAAAATCGGTGCCGCGTCCGGATCGGCCGTTGACCTATCCGAATTTTGCAAAAGTGCCGTAGTGGTGCGCCAAGCCGACGCATTGGAAAGTTCGAGTATGGCAAGCCGCGACAGGTTCTACCAAGCCGGCATGAATACCAACAGCGTTACCTTGGTGTTTAACCAAACGTATGCGTCGGCACTTGTGTACGCCACCATTAGCCCGTTGGTTGGCACGCAATGCTACGTTGAGTGCACACCCGTTGACGGCACCATAGTAAGTGCCACTAACCCCAAATTCAGTATTACCAATGGTTATTTGGAAAGCATGGAAGTGTTGGCCGCAAACCTTGGCGAATTAGGCGAGGTACAAATCGTCATTACCGGTGGCACATACGCCGCCGCTACAACCTGATAACCCAAAAACAGAAAGCAGCGCGACGTGATCATAAAATGGGAAATCCCTATTAGTGGTGCAACCGTAGAAATAGAAACACGGTTTGTTGACGTACTTAATTGGGAACGTCACACCAAACGATCTATGCAACAGTTAGGCACCGATTTACGGGCGCAAGACATGGTGGTGCTTACGTGGTACGCATTGCAACGCACAAAACACCCGCAAGCCAATTTGTCGCTAGCCGACTATGAAGCCGCGTTAGACGGGCCGCCTACACCCGTGGATAGCGGGCCGGTAAACCCTACGGTGGCGGCTACCGCCGCCGACTAGCCGAAGTAGTGGTGGCTACCGGGTGGTGGCCGCCCAACGTCGAGTTTGATGAATACGATTTGGCTACGGTGATTTACGTGATTAACGAACAGGCCAAGCAACAGGAACGCGCTAGCCGTGGCCGTTGACATTTCGGTAGGCGTAGTTGGCCTTAAAGAAAACCTAAAACAGTTAAACAAAATTGCGCCAACGTTACGCCGCCAAATTACAAAAGATTACGTACAGATTATGCAACCGGTTGTAGATACGGTGCAAAAGATAATCCCCACAATCCCGCCCGTTAGCGGTATGTCTAAGGGTTGGAAAACGGCTAGCGGTTTAGAAATGTTGCCGGCAAGCGGTTGGAACGGCAACAAGGCCCAAAAGTTATTAAAGCCCAAAATTAACACCCGCAAGGTTAAAGAATTCCAAGGCAACGTGGAAAACGTTGGCACATTTGGGTTGGTGCTTAAAGGTTACATAAACACGGTGGTGGATATGGCCGGGCGGCAATCGTCGGGAAACCGTGACGTGTTTAGCCGGGTAGGTTCGCATGGCCGCCGAGTAGGTGCGGTTGGCGGCCCGCTACTTATTGCCATGTTGCAATCCCGCTATGGCGGCGCGTCAAGGGCCGTTTGGGCGGGTTACGAAAAAAGCAAAACCGAATTGGATCAGGAAATGGAAAAATTGGTGAAACGCGTTATGGATTTAGTAAACACCGAAATGGCCAAGTGAAGTAGCGTTAGGGGTTAACCATGGCCGTATCCTTACCAATCGTTAGCGAATTTGACGGCAAGGGCATTAGTAAAGCCATAGCCGAATTTAAGCAATTAGAAACCACGGGCGAAAAAGCCCAATTCGCATTAAAGAAAGCCGCAATACCGGCTACCGCCGCGTTAGCCGGTTTAGCAGCCGGGTTAGGTTCGGCCACAAAAGCGGCTATTGAGGACGCAGCCGCCCAAGATCATTTAGCAGGCGTTTTGCGCCGTTCGGGCATGGCAACAGATGAACAAATAGAACTTAACGAAATGTTGCTATCTAGTATGTCGCGCTCGGCCGCAGTAGCAGATGACGATTTAAGGCCCGCGCTAGCCACGTTGGTGCAATCTACGGGATCGTTGGAATACAGCCAAGAACTATTAAGTGCCGCGCTCGACATAAGCGCAAGTACAGGTAAAGATCTAACTACCGTTACCGACGCATTAAGCAAGGCATACAACGGCAACATGAAAGGCCTGAAAGCCTTAGACGCGTCACTAATCCCGCTAATAGCCGACGGCCAATCATTTGATGACGTGATGATAGCGCTAGCCGGCACTACGGGCGGCGCAGCAACAGACGCAGCCAACACGGCCGCGGGCCAAATGAAAAATTTCGGTATCCAAATGGGCGAAGCAAAAGAAGCAATCGGGGCCGCATTGCTACCGGCCGTACAAAAATTATTGGATTTACTAATGCCGTTGGCGTTAATGGCGCAAGAAAACACCACTGCATTTTTAATTGTGGCCGGGGTAATTGGTGGCGTAGCCGCCGCGGTACTTGTCGCTAATGCAGCAATGAAGGTTTATCGAGCGGGCGTAATACTTGTTACCGCCGCCCAAACCGCGTTTAATTTCGTTATGGCCGCCAACCCAATTACGTTAGTAGTTATTGCAATCATGGCGTTAGTAGCCGCATTGGTGTTGGCGTACAACAAATCCGAGGCGTTTAGGAACATGGTTAACAGTTTGTTTGACGCAATAAAAACGGGCGTTACCGCGTCGGTGGATTTTATTAAAGGGTACCTAAACACCGTTTTAGGGTTTTACAAATCTATTTTTAATGGCATTGCAACCCTATGGAATAACACAATAGGCAAATTGTCGTTTGAGGTACCTAGTTGGGTGCCGGGTTTGGGTGGCAAGGGTTTTAGCGTGCCGAAAATTCCTATGCTTGCCGACGGTGGCATAGTTACCGGGCCGACGTTGGCCATGATCGGGGAACGCGGCCCCGAAGCCGTAATCCCGTTAAACCGTGGCGGTATCGGCGGAAACATAACGGTGAACGTGTACTCGACGTTGGCCGACGCGTCATTGCCCGACAAGTTGGTAAACGCGTTACGGGCTTACAACAGGCGTAGCGGTGTGATTGACATACGGGTGGCGTAATGCCGGGCGAGGTAGCGAGCGCAGGTGACTACACCGTAGAACTAGATACAGGGTTTTTGCAGGACGCATTTATTCTTAACACGTCATTACTGAACGGCCCCGACGTTTTAGACGGCACTACTTCGTATGCAGATATTACGGATTTTGTTACGGGCGTAAATTACAAACGTGGACGCTCGACACCGTTTGATCAGTTCGGCGCGGGCACTATGTCATTTACACTAAATGACGAATTAGCGGGCGGCCTACTAAACCCGTTTGATACCACTAGCCCGTTTTACGATCCAACGGAAAACCGCCCCGGTTTAGCACCAATGCGTCGGGTACGCA